AGAGTCTTTGGCAAATGTCTCATAATTAGGCGAATCGCTGTCCAATTTGTATTTATCTACATTCAATCCTAATGCATCTGCATAGGCTGGCAATTTAGCTTTAATGTCACTTAATTTCCCACTTTGCCATGCCGACAAAATTTCCGCAGCGTCGTTAATACGCGCTCTAGCTTGAGGACGTGTTTCAGCTTTGGATGCCAGATCATCATCCATTTTGTTCATATCAGGAACGCTAGTTTTTAAAACTTCGGCCTCTGCGGCTCTTTTTTGTGCTGCAGCAACAGCCGTTGGCGATGGTGCAATACCGGCGGGTTTACCTGTGTCAGGGTCAATTAACTTTGTTGCCCGTTGCCCATTGGCAATTTCGTCTGCAATTTTCCGATTAGCAGCAACTTGCTCAAGCGCCTGTTGTGCTTCTTTTTCTCGTGACGCGCCAAATTTTGACAGAAAATTATATTCGGCCTGCGCATCATCAGCAATGCTATTATAATATTCAGGCGTTCCGTCAGGCGCTATGTCAGGAAAAGCCGGAGATTTTTGCGGTTTTCCTTTAATTTCCGCAACTTGAATTTTTGGCATAGATGTTTCTACATCCCCCTCGCCAGCGCCAAGAGTAGAAGAAATTAATTTTGTTAAATCTGATTTTTGTTGAATCGCATCGGGTTCTGGCATGGAAGTGTCTGCAGCAGCTAAACCACTTTGATCGGTTCCGCCCAAGGCAAGACCAACTCTGCCTCCTTTCGCATGCGCAGGTGGCGTTCCACCAACTACCACAGAACTTAGTCCCGATGGTAATTTGAGCATGGCAGCACTATTTTCAAAAAGACTAGTAAATTCACTTCTTGAAACAGGAAGGCCCGTTTGCCTATTAATATAACTTCCATCTCTTTGAGGAACATATTTTTCTTCTAATTTATTTAACAGTTCAAATCCGTTTTTAATTTGTTCCTGACTTAATTGCTGGCCACGAAGACCTAATTCACCTTGCTGATAGGCAGCTGTATTAGCATCGGCATATGCGNGCAGTGCATCTTCTTGAAGCTTTGTTTGGTAGTCGCGAAGAGATTTTGTNGCGTTATAATATGTTCCCAATCCTTCTTGGGCACCTTCACCAATAGCCACAAATGGGTTGGTTGACTTGCTGCCAAGCATTCCCAAGCCAGCAGCCATAACGCCAAGATTGGCCTCATCAGATAATGGATGGCCAACAATCATTTCCGCAAGCGTTCTTGATTTGTTCTGGTCCGGCGGAGCTTGTAGATTTTGTAGCGTTTGGTTTATTTGGTTGCCCATAGACGCAAGTTGATTGCTATATCCGCCAACGCCGCCGGAGTCGCCATCATCTCCTGCATAACCTTTCCGGCCAACTACGCCGCCAGATGCAAAATTATAGTCTGCAGCGGATTGTGGTACCCAATTAGAATATTTTGCTGTTATGTCAGCGGATGTCGGTGAATATGGTGAGAATAAACCACCGAAGGCAGATTTAATATTAGCGCGTTGCCCCGGCGTGGTCGTCGCAGCTTTAATGATAGATGTAAGATCTGGGCTGTCATCCTTAATTGTGGAGGCTCTAGGCTCAGTTGTCCAACCTGTGCGTACTTTTTGCACATTTAAAAGTGGCATAATATCAGCCATCGTCAATGGTGTTTGAGACCCGCCACTTGGTTGATATGCATAAGGAACTTCATTGAAATAAGAAGCTTCTACACCGCCNCGTAATGCATAATTAGCCCGACCAAGACCCTCATGTACCGCCCCACCCATCGAATCGGCTACACCGCCGCGTGCAAAATGGCCCTTATCAGCAGCATGTTTGGTTGCATCATCATAATTAAGATAACGCATGCCTTTGTCGTCTTTATGGACGGCAGATGGATTATGCTTTTCAACTTCCTGCGCGCTTAAACCCATGCGGGTCGTGTCGTCGCCTTTATAATTGTATTTATAAATGTTTTGGCCATCAAAAGTTTTGCCAACAGGCTCCATGTTTTCTTTGAACCGCTCATCGGATCCAAGCAAGCCTGTTTGGCCTAAAGCTAAGGTTCCACCAATAATAGATGAAAGCATATTGCCTGTTGGCTGAGATGTGAGAGCCGTACCACCGGATTGGCCACCAATTCCCAATAGCAAGTTAGCAAGCAACTGCTCATTCTGATAAGGGAATGCCTGAGCAGCTTGGAACTGCTGTTGATTCGCAACATCGTTTGCTTGTTGGATGCCGCGTTGCACTGCGCCGGAACTCATTTGAGCTTGAGCGCCCTGCAATGCCGCACTCTGTGCGCCTGTACCCAATGAAGCCAATTGCTGGGATGTTGCTTGGTCAATGCCAAATGCTTGGCCTGCAAGACCCGCTTGGGCCTGCGCCGCGCCAACGTCTTGTGAAAACGCTTGCTGGCCAATATTGGCCAATTGCTGAGCTGTTTGAGAACCAGCGCCAAAATTCTGCCCGGCCAAAGCAGCTTCTTCCTGAGCTGCAGATAATCCTTGGCCAAAACCTTGCTGCCCCAATGCCGCGATCTGGTTGGCTTGGTTAGCCAATGCTGCACGATTTGCTTGACCAGCGCCAAGATTAACGCCTTGTTGCTGTTGAAATGCACCTAAACCTTGCGCGTAACCCGTATTGAGCAAATTGCCCAACACATTGCCTGTGGCAATATCCTGTTGCCCCTGCAAGGCAGCACGCGCCAAATCAGCGCGCTCACCGCCAAAGGCGCCCTGCGTAATTTGATTACCAATCAAACCTTGCTGTTCCATCTGCTGCTGTTGGCGCAACGGAGCAAGCGTACCTTGAATCACCTGATTCATATACGGATTCATATATTGGCTTAATGCATCTTGGCTGAACTGTTGGGCATACACAGGAGCCGCTGCATTTCCTGCCAAATTGGTAGCTTGAGTAAGATAATTCTGCCCCTGACCCAATGCAGCATTGACTGCGGATTCTTGCTGTCGGACTTGCGGGGTTAATTCTGAATATGCAGCATTTAATGTATTTGTCGCGTTTTGATTGTATTGCGAACCTAATTGCTGACCCAAACCAACTTGGTTGTACGCGGCGTCAATCTTTGGCAAAGCATAAGATTGGCCTTGATTGATATCCGNTGTAGCCTGCGCAAAATATGGCTGAGCTAACCCAGCTGCCGCATTAATATTTTGAATGCCTGTTTGTTCGGTAGGACTTAAACCAGCGACCATTTCGCCAGTATATTGCTGGTAAGGCTGGTTATATGTATTCCAAGCTAAGCTAGACAGTTTATCGTAGTTTNCTTGCGCCGCTGCGGTGGGAAGCGTCGTATTCGTGCTTGTCGATGTACCTGTAGAACCACACACGGCGAAACTCCAAACTTAAGTATTTACGTCAACTTCATCCGGCGAAGCATTCTTAGCCCCGTATACGAAAAAAGCACCGATAGGCGTACCAAAGTGTTTCTGGTATAGCTCCACTTTAGCATTTGTTCTGTGATTTGACAAAACCCCAATCATAAGGGGCATTTCCAATCCATCCGCTGTATTTTTGGCAAATTCTATCATTTTATGAAGGCGAGATATAGTAGCATTTCTATATTCGGGACGGACAAATACTGCTGACTCTTCCAAAAATGGCGTATCGGAATAGAAGTTCGTGGCAATCCGTAGCGCCGTCATGGCTTCCAAATTGCCCTTTGGCCCTACCACGCCAATAATCCCGCCGTGTTTGTGCAAAAGTGGGCGCACATTGTGGCGAACCTTGGCTTCGTTAAACTCAAACATACCAATTTCTTGATGCATCAATTTGGCTAAANTTATAACACCATCTTCGTCTTCAGGCTGGGCAACTCTTACCAAAGGCTCGCTAGTAACACGTTCATACTTAGGCATTCTTTTACGCNCACTCTTAGACAAGCGAACACGTTGTTTTTTGAACATTTCGTCCATTTTTAATCCTTCTTTGGAGGGGCAAGTTTTTGGAGAGTTTTAATATGCTGTTTACGTAACTTCATTACAAAATGGTCCAATATGCGATGGCCCAGATCAATATCCCCGTTACCAATACCCAATACTGCATACGGCGGAATAACGTACTCTCCGCCAGCAGCAACAATAGGGACAGGATTACCAGTGTCGTGAGATCCATCGTCATGATATTTTGATATCATTTCTGTAATGTTTTTGAAGCCGCTTAGTGTATTTCCCTCGCCAAGAAAGGCTACTTCTTCCGCCGGAATAACATATGCTCCGGCAGGAACGTGCATGGGGAGGTGGTCGGTGCGACCTGCAACAGGGCTATGAATTGGNCCCACATGAATTATGTTTTTAGTTTGTTCTCCGCCAACTGCTTTTCCTGATCGAGCAATATTTAATGCCGCAGCCACGGCTTGGTCATGCGGATGTCCTGAGTGGGACATTTCGCTTATGTTTTTACTGATTGTGGCTTGAGATGATCCGTGCTTAAGGGGCATCATGAATATCCTACAGAAATAATAGAACCTGTGCCGGGGGAGAAATACAAACCAGTCGCAAATGGAACTTGGATTTGGTAAACCCCAAGAGTATTAGGAACGGCGTAAATGCGGGAACCTGATGCTGCAGACGTAGCATCATAAAGATAACCTTGCGTGGTACCTATTACTATAACGCTCACGGTGGCCAACCAACCAGAAGATGATTTGATTATTGTTCCGGCAGATAATTCTTTACTGTTTATTGAGCCAGCATGAAAATTTACGGCGTTCACGTATGAATTAATAGCAACAACACCGTTTTTTTGAGTAGTGAGAATATCGTCCAAAGAGGCCATGATTAGAATTTCCCGTCTAATTGATAGCGGAATTTAATGCCGCCCAATCGCCAGAATGTCCCAACATCTTGAGAAGACAATGAAAACGCCATGTAACGCGCCCTGATTCGGCAAGATATGTATTCTGTTGATTGCGTCATAGGGAATGTAATAGACGATATCTGCCCCGATGGCGAACCAGAATAATAACTGGTTGACGGAGAAGTTGCCGTATCTGTAGCATAATTTGTATAATAAATGGTCACATACACTGTAGCGTTTTGATTGCCGCTATACGTCCCCCATTTCATATCAGGCCAAATTTGGTCTACAAACACGATATTTTCGCCTTCAGTTAGTTGAAAATAACCTGTTTGGAATGATGAAAGCATGGGTGTAATAGTCGTTCCCACCGCAGCGTCGTTGCCAATTTCATGTTGGTAAATATACGTATCGCTACCTGCCGCAATAGGCGACCCCAAGCCAGATTGATCGATCCATGCTGTGCGGCTCAACGTGCCAAAATCCCACTGCCCAATAAGAAAATTATATTTTACATATGAATCGTTTTCAGTGGAGTTTTGCGATGGGTAATACCATGTGACTTCGTTAAATTGAGAATTAACGCCGCAACATACTTTATAATAATAATTTGGGTTAATGTTTTGAAAAACTACGTCAAATATTGGGCATGGCATTGGCTCTGTGCCATTGCCCGTCATAACGAAAAAATTACGCTGAGACATCCAATAAATGGAATTATTTACCTGACCAATGCAATGCCGGGAAATTGCGCCGCAGTTTGAACCAATCTTGTTAAAGCCGTAAACATTTGGAAATCCCACATATTGCATGGCCCATAAATCAATATCTGTCCAAATAAGACCTTGTTGCGGCCCTTGAAACCCAGCTACAATTTTTGAACCTGTAGGAATACGGTAAGAACCTGCCTGATTGGTTACAGTAGCATTCCAAGTCGTGAAGTCTTGAACATCTGACCAACGTATTAGCAACGGGTCTGGAGAAAGCGTAAAGCTAGATCCATACGCTATCACCTGTCGTTCTGGCATGGCGACAAAAATGCCACTATTAACCAACGGAGCTTGGGAACTTAATATTTGCGCATTTAAAATTGAGCTATTGGGTTGCCAATAATAAATTGGACCACCCGCTGGGCACGCAATTAAATCTTGCCCAAAATTATCCAAAGTCCAATCTGTCGCTGTAATGGCGGTGCCGGGATTTGTAATAGCCGTACCAACGCCAAAACCACCAACACCAAATCCGCCAACGCCAAACCCGGTGCCAATCGGCTGAGGTCCAATGCCAATATAATAAACGGATTGAACATTCCCGCTATTGATAGCGGTAGGGCCAGCCGATGATGTAGCTAAGTTAGATGCGGCAAATGTAAATGACCCTGCACTGGGCACGCTTACGACAGTGTACAACCCAGACAGTGTAATTCCGCCAATTGTAAGCGGCACGCCTACGTAGAAATTAGTTCCCACATTATAGCCGTGGTTATCAAAATACCCTGTAACAATAGAAGATGACGAGGTTGTCTGAAACGAATAAACACCAACTAATTTTGCTGTTCCCGTACCAGCGCCAACGCCTGTGGCATTAAATATTACACCAACCGTATTTGCCGATGCACCAATTAATGTGTAATCCGTCGTGCCAACGGTTACAATTTTGTACGTTTGCCCCACAACAAAAGAACCCGCCGTGGTATTGGTTGACGTATTGGCTGTCGATGTTGCCGCAGATCCGGCGTTAATTGTGTATGTTGTCCCGGTATAAGATAATAATTGGTAAGGGCCGTTGAGAACCAACCCGCCAACAGAAACGGGTGTTACAAAGTCAACATAGTCAAATACAGTCAATATCGTTGTATTGGAATCCGTAACTGAAACTATACTTGACCCAGCTGTAGTCGCAAAGACAGGAGCGGTATTTGTCGTGATTGTGCGTGGCGTTATATCCGCTAAATTGCCATTAGTTAAAACATTTAACGAAGATTCTGCACCGATCCCAAGATGGTTGATGGCATTTAAATCTGACCATGCTTTTAATGCGCGAATTTTAGATCCAATCGCGGAATTAAAATATGCGACCCACCCACCAAGCTTTTGAGCAAGACCAAACCCATTGCGCTCTGATAGGAATCGAACAAGCTGCGATGACGAATACGCAGCTTCATTTAATACTGGCGTATTGTTGGTTTCTACACCGGGTTTGAGCTTTATGGTTCCAAAGGGCATGATTAGCCCCTAGTTGGTGAAGCGGCAGGAGCAGGCGAGTAAGATGTCCACGCAGCCGCTTGGAATTTCTTGCGGTTTTCTTCTATCAAGGCGCTGGCTTTAAGTGCTTGATATTGCGACTCATACGTTTGAGCCATTTGCGGGTCATCATTCAAGCGTCCAAAATTGCGTTGGAACGCTGAAATATAAATCATTGATGCCATAATAAACATATCTGGCAGATAGGTAGATATGAATGTTGTAGTGTTAGATGCAGAAAGTGGCGCAGAACGAATCGTCCCGGTCAATCTAACAGCATAACTTGAGGCGGGAGTAGGACCGACAATCATATATTGGCTTGTATTACCTGTAGTATTAGTATCGCCACCATAGACAGCAAAATATTGTGGTAAGCCCTGCGTAGACCCTGAACCGTATACATTTTGTATGAACTCCTTGCCAACAGGCAATAAAGGAGTGGAGNTCCCTGAATTGTCTATAACTTCAAAAGTTTGGGGGACAATGAATTGAGACGTTGGCAGGGTTAAAGTGTTACTCCCACCCGTAAATGTGTAAGCATTTGTGCTAATTTGCGTAGACAAAAAATCNAGATCTCTTTGCATACGAAGTTCTGCGTAATCAATCATCGACGGAATAATAATTGTAAAATTAGTATCCGTGACAGGAACTACCGCCATCGTCGCTATTTGCTGGATATAACTTGCATAAGTAAGCGACATAAACTAATCCCTACGATGCCATGTCAAAGGCAGCTTTTTCCACAGATGCAACTCGATTTGACCAACCACGTCCAAACGTACCATAAGTCGGTAAACTTTGCAAAAACGCTAATCTTTTTTCGCAGACTGCCGTAGCAATCTCACGAGGGTTAGCCGCTTCACAAGCATTAATTGTAGCCTCCCCGACCTGTCCGTCTTGAGCCACACCAAGTACCTGCTGAAGGGTTTTCGCGGCACGGGTTACCCCACTATTAACAGCCATATCAAAAGTGGCATAGTCAATGCCAAGAGGAAGTGAGTCGCCACTAATTTTATCCCAATAATTAGCTTTATACAAAGGTGCTACATCCTGCGGTCCTAAAGCCCTCATTTCGGCTTCGGTTGCAGATTTTCCTACCCAATTTTCCCAAACGGCCTTAGTTACACCTAAATTAGTCATTCCGCCGGGGTCTTTTAAATTATTTGTAAACCCACCCTCGCTTTTTAAAACTAAAGCCAAGCACTGCTCAAAATTGTCTTTCATTTACGTGCTACGCCTTGGATTTTCTCATATGTGCGAAGACCTGCCATGCCTAACATAGCGGTGACTAATTCCATAAGG